ACCAGTGAAATTGAAAGCTATACTATAGTTACATTGCTTCATCCTACCGCAGAAGGAATTTTGGTTATTATCTATCTGACTAGTAATTATGTATTTCCGGCCGTCGTATTCAACGATGTCTCCAGTCTTTATTTCAACTTTGCAGTGGATAATTTTATCGTTATCCCTATTTATTTTTTCGTTTGCATCGAGTACCACTGCCTTGTAACCGATATTATTAAGCAGGACGTCCTCTCCCTTTTCAAACAAGAAGAAGTCGATCATTTCATCAATTGTTTTTTTCATTAAGCCACCTGCCTTTTACACTCATAAAGGAAAATCTCCATGTGGTCACTCCATTCCTTGATGTCCAGAACCTTGTAATAAACAGTATCAATCCTACAATACAATTGGTCACTAATTTCTGTATCAGCATCACAAAACACTCGTTTTGATAGTTCGAGAGACAGTCCATAATCAAAGTCTACCGATCCTGTATATGGCTGAACATCTGCATTAATAGTTATAATCTGTAAGTCTTCTGGACTTTGCAAAATTTGAACCTCGGTATCATAGAACATCCTCAACACCCGACCTTGATTTTGGGAAGCGGTAACGCTGATTTTATATATTCAGGAATACCCCCTCCTTCAAACGTTACGCTTCGGTCACCCTGTACCTGTTGCTTATAACCTAAGCTGTCTCTATTTTTATAAAAGTAAACCGCCAAATCTGCGATAGTGCCATCATGCTGTGGCAGTAATTCCGTCACATTACAGTAAGCGAGAGCGGACTTTAAGGCTTGGCTAATAAAATGATTTAGAATTCCATCCTTAGATGTATCGTTTGCTTCAATTCCAAGTAGCATCTTTGCGATTTCCAGCATTGACTATTCCTCCGTTTCTGTTTCTGCTATGTGTTCTTGATCCCAGAGAATTAAGGCTTTGATCAACTCTTCTTTTTTCAAACCGATGCCATTAAAGCCACGTTCTTTAGCCAGCTCAGTCATTTCTTTATATGCCTTAGAATCATAAATGCTAGCTTCTCTTTTATCATCTACTATGGTGTACCCATTTTCCTGAAACCAAGAAATAAGGTGAAGGAGATTGCTCTCCCCCACCCCATTGATAAAGTTCACACTAGCAGATATACCGTTATATTGTTTATTATTGCTGTATATCTTCGCCATTGTTTTACCTCCATTTAAATTACTTTAATATTTCTCATAACTCCAGAACTCTTTGTTGCTTTAAGTGCGACTGCAGCAACCATCTCAACTTCACCATTCTTGACTGCTCCCGATGTTGCAAAGTCAGGCAACCAAATCTTGACCAAGTCTTGATTGGCTAGAGATACAGCATGGAAGCCATCTAATGCTAATCTGGCAGCATAAAGATCCGTCAAACCAGTGACTGTATCTGTACCATTTGGTTTTCTTATATCCACTATTGAAATGACGGGATCATTACTTCCGGCCTTCGCACCAAGATCAACAAGTACAATCCCATCATAGGCATCGACTTTCTTGCCAAAAGCATCTTCACTTTGGGTGAGATATCCTGCCCTTCGAGCGACTGATTTTATTTTTGTAATAAGCTTTGAATTCCCGCCAAGGAAAGTAGGAGTTCCATCAAGGTTCGATAGAAATTCATCCAGCAAGTCGAGGAATTGCTTGTAGTTAGTATCCACATTTGCCGATGTAGAAAGGTCAATATAAGACCCAGAGTTAAACTCAGTGCTTGAACCTGTAATGGCCTTATTCAATCCATCAAAGGAATTTGCATCCACAGCAGAATCTCCATTAATAATGGTGTCATGGAATAATGCCCTAGCAGCTTTGACTTTCTGCTGTACCTGTAGATTTACTTCATCCACGAGTCCTCCAGTATTTGCTATGATTCTGTCAATTTGAAATGATCCACCAAACGGTTTAAGTTCAACAGTATATCTATCTTTGGTGACTTCCTGTGGTGTATATTCGCTGTTAATTGTTCTGAATGCGGCAGTTGGCTGAGTGATCAATCTTGTGTAACCATAAGTAAGAGTGGCTCCATTTGTTCCAGGGCTAACCGCATCATCAAACGTTAAATTATCCAATATGTAAGAACTCTTTCTGAATTCATCGATGACCCCCGCTTGAATAGCATCCTGTGTGTTTAGTTTTGCTTGTGCTAATGTAATCATAATTAATTAATCCCCTTTCAATATTAAGCTTTGTTTTCGGAATAATAGTTCTTTAGAGCGTCATTTAGATTTTGTGGTTGGGTATTTTGACCGCCATTATTGGGTGGAGTATAGCCGTTGCTTTTAAGCCTTTCTTCAACAGCCATTTGAACTGAAGATCCAAATATCTCTTCAAACCTACCGATATTGGCAACAGTGGCTTCCTCATTATCTGAAATGAACAAATCTACGATCTTATTTATGGGTAGCTTTTTATCGGCAGCAATCGTCAGAGCTTTGTTCTTCAAGACTTCTCTCTGTTTTTCAAGCTCCATCGTTTCTATTTTGGCATTGAGTTCCCTGAGCTGTTTCTTCTCCTCTGTTTCCTCTGGATAGAGTTCATGGATCTTCTTATCAATTTCCTTTTGTAGATTATTGGATTTCCAGGTATCCAGACCTTTATTTAGATGCTTGTCTTTTTCACTGTCAAGCCATCTCTTACCATCCTCACTTTGTGTGAAGAATGTCTGCACCCCTTCGACGCTTACTAGCCCCTCAAGATATGCTTTAACCTCATCACTGCTTTTGTTTTCTTCCATGTACTGTTTCGCTTCTTCCAATGTCATGAATATATTCCCCTTTCAATTTGCCCTTCTGACTCATCCGAACCAGAAACGCTTTATGCTTTAAGCAGTTTAACGTCATACCCAGGACAACAAAATTATCGCCTTTGATACTTGGGACAGAGAACTTCTAAGCATCTAAAGGATTGTTTACATTCTTGACTACACCTTGCACATCTTTTGTGATACTCAATCTCTCCCTTAACATTAATCCAATAACCTAAATCCTCCTTCTCAACTTTGCTTAATCTTGCCACAACATTTCCACCTCCTCTCACCCTTAAAACGGGCAAATTAATTTATAAGCAAAAAGCCACAAACCGCCTTGTATCAAGCAGTTCATGACTTTTCATATCAAACGTTATGTGGCATATATCACCCAATTTAGGCACAAAAAAAGAGCAGTGGTATATTTACCCTACCCAACAAGTCTGAAGGCTTACAACGCTTATTTAGACAATTATCTTATTAGAAACTGGCGCAGTACTATTTGTTGTATCCATTTTGCTGCGCTCTGCATTATACTTATCAATCTCGATTTTAGGTGACTCCACAAATGGTAATAGAGAAAGCAATGTTTCCTGAGAACATATATCCTTTATTTTGACAATGACATCGGCAAGCCCCACCATATCGGTTGGAAGATTCCTGGTAAACTTTACTGCCACATCCCTGTAGTCATAGTATTTGCCTTCTTTTTTCAGCAGATATACAAATAGATTTTTCAGCCTTTGCTTGATCACCTTCTCCATAAAGGCTTCTCTCATAGCAACTCGATTCTCAAGGTTTAGGAGTTTATTTCGAAGTGCTAAAGATGACGTGTTACTGGCCCAGCTCTCATTGAAGTTGACTTCATCCATCATGTCATATATTTTACGTTCTATATTGTCCAGTTCATTCTTCACAAACGAGTCATTAATTTCCTTTGTGAGCCAGCTGACCTTACCCCCTGAAGGTACTTGAATAATCCCCATTGTTTTCATCTTGAGTAAATCTTCTTCCTCAATTTTGGCATTTTCAATCACAAGGTATGCGTTGCGATGGTCAGCGATTTCATTGACCAAATCTGAATTCAGTGCGTTATATGCATCAAAGAGGGAAATGACATCCTGAAAGCCGCTTATCTTTTCATTGTTGGCGGGGCATACAGTCACAGGTACTCTGCCAAAAATATGCTCATGGCTGCCAATCAGATTGAGCGATGATTTATTACTGTTACTTCCTAATTCATAATGTAAGATTTCGTTGGCAGTATAAACATCCAGATATTTCTTGGTATCAAATTTCTTTGTGAAAGTATGTAAAGCCAGCACAACGTTTTTCTCGGCAGATCCATCCTCTAGTACATACGCTTCCAGAGGGGTTAGTATTGTTGCTGAAAACTCGCCTTCAGTATTCACATAGTTGAGTTCATAGGCTTCCCCATAGATTTCCGATTGCTTCCGCAGATTGATATTATGTTCTTTATCCCAATGACTCGTGTTTTTATCAATGGCAGTGATGATTGTTGACTCATCTGATTTGGAAATATAATTGACAGGTTTGCCGAGAATATATCCTGTTTCATTATCCACGAACTTGCGAGGAAAGTTGAAAACCAATCTCATATTGCTCCGGCTGTCCTGCATCTGGTAACTTTTCAGGATTGCATGATTGCCTTCGTAGTAGTCTTTATATTTCTGCTTTACCAGAACATTTTTGTTAAGTTCATTCAGGCATTCCATTATTAAGTTTTCGTTTGTGTTCAATTAGATCAGCTCCTTTCTAAAAATGGGCATAAAAATAGCCCATACCATTTTGGTACAGGCGAGATAAATTCATAGTACATTCTTCACAAAATAAGAATAATGTGTAACGCTTCAGTACGATACTTTTTGCTTAGATAACGCTATGGACGGCATCCCCATGAACTTACCTAACTACGCAGCGATAATTAAAAATCTAATTTCTTAATCTATTTTGCGGTCCATCCTCCGTCAACAAAAATTGTTTGACCTGTAACAAAATCTGATGCGGAAGATGCTAAATATATAACGGTACCAATTAAATCATCTGTTGTTGCCACTCTTCCCATTGGAATACGTTGCAGAATCTGATTCATTATTTCTTTGTCTACTATCTTTTGTCGTGTAGGTGTCATAACTGCTGTAGGTGCAATTGCATTCACACATATGCCAAATTCTGCCCACTCTACGGCAAGAGCTTCCGTTAAATGTGATACTCCCGCTTTTATTCCAGCATAAACAGAACGTCCAGGAGCGGTTGTTTTACTAAATGTGGAACTAAGATTAACTATCTTTCCATATTTTTGTTCCTTCATCAGTTCAAAAAACTGTTGACAGCAAAAAAATACTCCTTTAAATCCTGTATCACACATCATGTCAAAATCTTTTTCTGAAATATTAACAGTTGGCTTTGTAACGGCATAACCCGCACCATTAATCAATACATCAATTTTTTTGTAACGGTTTCCAAGCTCATTTTTCAAATTAACTATACTTGCGTAATCAGTAACATCTAATTCATAAATCTCAGCCTTTCCACCTTCATTACAAATCTCATCTTTAACTTTTCGAAGCTTTTCCAGAGAACGACTACAAAGAATTACATAGGCTCCTGCAAATGCCATTTCTTTTGCCAAAGCTGCACCGATACCTTCGCTTGCTCCAGTAACAATCACAATTTTATCTTTTAAACCAAACATACTATTTTCCATATGTATTCTCCTTCCTAGAACCAATTGAATAAGCTCTAAATATAAATAATCTTTAGTTCGCATTATCCTGCTAATACGCAATAAGACAAATCAAAACAGCAAACTCCTATCAAAGAACCTGATACTCTTTACCCCCTGAACCAACTGGACTGCACCATAAAGCGAGTCTGGAGCATCATCATGTTTTGCACCTTTGTTGTAATCCTTTACTTGATTATTATACCTGATATTGGCAGGATTGAATAGGATATGCCCCTTCTTTACTTCTGGCTCAAGAGATATAATCCTCTCATGTTTCTGGCCCCTACTTATTACCTCATCAACAGGAGTAAATATCTTGTTCTTCCATAATTCCTCTTCAAACTTCTGCTTGATATAGCTCTGTGCTGCTGTAGTTTCGAAGCCAATCCTCTCCACTGGATATTGCTGTAATTTTTCAATGGCTGCCTGGAACAGATCATCGGGAAGTAATTTATATATGCTGCCATCAACAACATACTTCTGCTTTAACTTTTTATGAAGGCCGAGAATTGTTATTGCTGAAAAGTCATTTCTTTTACCGGCTTTAATAGCAGGATCAATGTACATAACGAGTTCCATTTCTTCAAATTCAGGAAGCCTGTCCCAATATTGAATATCTCGAAAGATGTAATCGTCGGTACTTCTCGGATCATTCTGCATCTCTTTATAGAAGGATTTATCACCCATAGCTTGTTTTTTGCACATGAGATAATAGTAATCAAGATACTCAGACCACAATATTTCTGTACCTTCTAACATTTCCTCCTGATGATCATAAAAAAAGGACTTGGCAGTTTTAATCCTGTCCAAGTCCAGCAAATTATTATATTTGGCCTCCCAGTCACTCCATAAATCATCTCGTTCGGCAAAGCATATGACTGCCGCTTTCTTTATGCTTCTGACCCCAGGTATTTTACCCTTAAGCAGGTCGGTCATAAGATCTTCCTCATGCAAGCAAGTGCCGACAACTAGAATATTTGTATCTCTCGTACCAATTGGTATGACAACATCTGTAAATGTATTTTTAACCTGTTCGCGCTTAGTTTCTGATTTTGCTGTATCATCTTTGAGCAGGTCATCTAATAGAACAAGCTGAGGCCTAAATTGCTTAAAATGGATGCCTCTCAGTGAACCATCAATTCCACGAATCATTATACAGGCATCAATGCCACCCTTGCCCCTTACCCATATTTCATTATTGTTCCAGCGATTTCCTTTTTGAATACCGAAGTCTTCCATTAGCAACTCATTGGTCTCAAGCTCATCCTTGATCATATCTAGGAAGGGTAAAGCAATCTGCTCTGTTGCTGATATTATCAATGTAAACTGAGATTTATTGTAGAGTGTTGAATACAGAGGAAATAGAAAAGAATTGATCGTGCTTTTGCCATGTTCCCTTGGTAATCCAAAAGCTTCAATCAACCCTTTGTTCTCCAACATGTATTTCAGTTCTTCGAATAGTTCTAAGTGAAACTCCCCAAATCTACGATCAAAGTATTTAGGAAAGTAGCATAAGCTAAAAAATTCTAAATCCATCTCTCCAAGTAATTTGCGTAGCTCTGAAAATGAAAACTCCCTGACAAGTTCTTCAATCTTGTTCAGGGAGAAGTATTTATTCAGATATTGCTTGAGCAGAAGGTTTTGGCGGTTGTCATCATGTGGTATTACCTGTGATATTTGCATAGAGCCTCCTTCCTATGATTTTTTATAAATTATCACCTTGGTGGTGTCCAGGGATATTTCTTTATTCCACTGTTAACATTTCAAACCTGAGCATGTCTTGGATACCACCCTTGACCATTGTTCTCTTGAATATAGTAAAGATTTTTGCTTTTAATAACATTTACAACTTGCTTTATTCTACTTTTATACTGCTTTGTAAGGCCAAACATATTACTGCCCCATGCAACGATAATATCATCTACCTCTTGAATCAAACTTTTCATAATATTATCGTTTTCACTTCCAATAGCTGTGTCTTCCTGTCCACTTTTAATCAAGTCAGAAATTTTACCCGCCTTCGTAGAATAGTATGAATACAAGTTCATTATATTTACTTCTGAGTAGCCCTCACCGTTACAGAACGTTAGAACCCTATCAAAAGTAAGATCTGAGATTTGTTCATTAGCTTTGCTAGGATTCTTCATTATCACTAATACCTTATTACCTTCATTCCTCAATGGTATTCTTAGTAAATGTCTGTTGTCCTTGTCACCTTTGAACACTATATCATTCTTTCTTACAAACCCTTTATATCGATATATCTGTTCCATATCTACCACACACCCCCATTAGGCATTTTGCAATATCACTTTTAAGCTGAGTAGGCCCAGAATATGCATGTCACAAATAATTATTGTTTAGTAAATATAAGGAAACCCCCTCCTACGCCTGTTTAAATGAACGCTGGAGGGGGTTTTAATTTATAAAAATTCACTCGCCTTACTAAAACCAAGACCGAGCTTTACATTAACTCGGATTAGAAACGGCGTCGATTGAACATAAACCGTCTATCCTCAAATCTTTCAAATGGATCGAAAAACGGGAAGAAAGGGAAAAATGGGAAGAAAGGGAAAAAAGAAGATCGCCGATCAGAACGACTAAATCTTGGCATATATATCTGTCCTCCTTTTCGTTATAGAAGTGCTTTTACAAATTCGTTATTTAAAATATAACACCCAATGCTATCAGGATTAAGATAGCTATCGCGATGATACCTGCTCCCTCTCCCACTCGTCCTCCTGTTACTGCTCCACCATAACCGTACATTTATTCTCCTCCTTTTTAACTGGAAAATTAAGATGCGAATTTAAGAGAGTATAGAATTAAAAAACAATACCCATAGCGATAAGCAGAAGAATGATCACGACTACAATTGCGATTCCTTCTCCAAAACGGTTTTTTTCGGGACGACAACAATCATCACGATCAACGGTACCAAATGCCAT